CTCAACTTGAGTTGCGAGACGAGATCCGCGTCGACGGCGTTCTGGCTCATCGGCTCGTACTTCAATCCGTCACCGAGCACGGCTACCTTGCCGGCGCTGCTGGCGTAGTTCTTCTCCCAGTAGTCCTTCAGCCTCTTGGCCGTCTCGTCGCCGATCTGGCCTGGCGCCGTGAGAACGCCGGATGGCCGCGCCATGTTGGAGAAGAAGGCGGTGGAGTGCTGCTGGATCTTCAGCGCCTGGGTTGCAGCCAGGCCGCAGGCGAATATCGGACTGACGCCGACGAGCGGATGGAACAGGCAGACCATCGTGTCGTGGATGATCTCGCTGGCCGGGACCGCCGGCATGTCCTCCGGCACGTTGGCCAGGTTGTCCATCTGCAGCTGGTAGTAGACGGAACCGTCAGGCGCCACGAGCGGCCTGACACGGCTCGGATCGAGCACGTACATGTCCGTCACCACCTGGCGCGCGTCGCGCTGCTTCAGGATGTAGGCGTTCCCATGAGACAACTTGCTCACGAGCCACTGCTCGATGAACTTCTGCGTCGTCTGGTATCTGTTCGGCTTGCGGAGCACCGGCGAGAACGCTGGACTGTCGACTTCGGACCAGATCCCGTTCTCGTCTTCCTCGACGAGCTCGAGGTCGAGTTTGCCGATGTCCGCGGCGATCAGCGTGATGCACGCGAACACGGTCGCCTGCGCCATGACGTGATCCTGGCGCACTTCGGTGACGTCGTTCTGAAAGTCAGTTGCCGGCCGGCCCATCCACCAGGAGATCCAGCCGCGGTCATCCACTCCGGTATACGACACCGGGACAGCCTTGACCATCGCGCGGCCGGCCCTGGTGACGGCAGCGATCGCGCGGGACAGGATGTTCATTCTTCAGCGACCAGGTCACGGCGCTGGTACTTGCGCGTGTAGGCGCGCTTGGGTTTGACGACTTCCTCGGCGGAGTCCTCCTCCTGCACGCGCTGCGCCCACCGCAATGCGGTGACGAGCTTGGCGTGCGTCTCTCCGACGACTTCGTAGGTGTCGCCGATCTCTCGCGTCTTGCCCCCGTAGCGGTGGCGTTGAGTGGTGATCATGGTGACTGTCATTCGATGTCCTGAACAAAAGCCCCGGCACCCGAAGGCGCCGGGACAAACTCACAACAAGGAGATCAGCTCGCGATGCCGTCGTAATCGGCGTCGCTGATGTACGCCACCGCAGACGAACGACGCTTGGCGAAGTTGATCGGCCTCACGACCTTGATCGCAGTCGACTCGGTCTGGAACATGGACACCATGTACTGGGTTGCAGCGACAGGTGTATCCGTTGCTCCGACTGGCGCCGCCGACTGCTCGATCATCGCTTCACGAGACAGCGAGACCTGCACACCCATGTCACCGATGCGATAGATCTCGGCCGGGTTCAACAGGATGATGGCCGACGGGTCGACGTTGTCGCCGGTCACCACCGGATCGCCAAGCAGCGTGCCGCCGCCGGCACCCAGCGCCGGGAACTCCGGCTGGCCGAGCGCGTTGACGAGCAGCGACAGTGCCTTGGCCATCGACGGGTGCATGACCAGGACAAGCCCTGTGACTTGCAGTGCCGTGATGAACGGACGGTACAGCGCCTTGATGTCCGTGCGCAGTGCCGCGGCGTCCACGCCGGCCGACAGGATCGCCACCAGGCCGTTCAGGATGCCGGCCGGCGAGACGAGCGAACTCGCTGCCGTCGTGGACAGGAACGTCTGATCGATCCGTTGCGAACTGGCGTTCACGAGCGCGTCACGCACCAGCATTTCTGCGGCAGGAGACGAGTCGCGGAGCAGTTCGTTGGAGACGACGGCGAGCGCCGCGACCTTCAACGGAGCCAGCGAGACAGTGCTGAAGTCGGCCTTGCTGACCGGGATCGGCTTGGACTCACCCACCCAGTAGCCGGTCGCGTTCCCGTCCTGACCCTTGACGACCACGTTTGCCGGGATCGTCTTCAGGCCGAGGCGGTCATAGACCGTGCGGTTCTGGAGCATGGTGATGAAGTCGCCGGTGTAGCGGGTGTCCGCCTGAACCAGCTCCGCACCCCACTCGCCGGATGACGATCCGCCGCCGGCGATTTCGTTCGACTTGATCCAGCGGACGAGAGTCGGGTTGGTCTTGCCCCAGCGTGCCTGCGCGATGTTGCCGGCGGTGTCCTGTTCGAGATTGGCGAGGCACTTCGCAATCACCCGGCGGGTGAACGCCTGGCCAGGGAACTTCTCGTCCATGTCTTGTGAACGGACGTGGATCGACGGACCGCGACTGGCGGATGCAGCGTAGGCGCTGGAACCGTCGACGGCCTTGGCTTGCGAGGAGTTGATCGCGTCGAACTTCATCTGGCGGATCTCGTCGTCGAGCGACTTGACCTCGTCCGTCAGCGCGTCGAATTCGGTGGCCTCGGCTTCGGTGCTGGACCGCGCTTCGGACTTGGACAGTTGCAGCAGCTCACCCATGCGGGCTGCCTTCTCGGTGCGCGAGGCACTGAGTTCTTGAATGGTTTTCATTGGATTGCCTTTGCTTCGGACGTTAAAAAACCCGCTCGAGGCGGGTTGCTTGGTTGCCGTGACGCCGGCAGTAGGTGGACTCTCGCCCTGTTTATGGCCAGTCGCGGCCCGCAGTGCGTCGTCCAGGGACTTGATGGAGGTGATGGTCGCCTCCGAATTCGCTGGGATCGTGACGAGCGAAAGCTCTAACCACTCCCATTCCGTGAAGTGCAGGCCGCCGTTCTTGAGCTTCGTGACGGCGCCGGCCACGGACTGGAAGCCGATGGAGACTGCGGCGACCAACTTGTAGCGGACGGACTGGACGGCCTCCTCCACGCGATCGCGCAGCGTCCCGGCTTCCTTGATCTTCGGGAGCTCGGCCACGAACGGAATCCCGGCTTCGGTCGGCGTGGCGAACTTCACCAGGCCGACAGGCTTGTGCGAGTCGTGCTGCCAGAGCAGAGGCATCGGCAATGCGAACTTGGCGCCCATCGGCTCGACGATGTCTCCCATGCGATCCGTCGTCGGCGTGGAGGCCATGCCGGTGATGACGTAGTTGTCGGCGGTCTCGCTGACTCCCTTGACGTTCAGCAGTGAGTAGGCGCGGTGCAACATGGCAGTCCTTAGACGAAGATCATTTGATAGGTAGGCTCCGCGTTCGCCACCGGCATGACACCCACGGCCATCGCCAGTGCGACCATGCCGTCAATCCGGCCTCGAGCCGTCCGCTTGTCGAACTTGCGCGCACCGGACTCGCCGGTGACCTTGGCGTTGCGTGCGCACATCTCGAGGATCGGGTGATTGCCGTGGCGCAGGCTCCGGGACAGCAACTTGGCTTCCAGTTCGCGCAACGCCGGAGTCATGCTCACCAGTCCCTGGCCGAACGAAACGAATCGATCCAGCTCGGTCGTCGAGAAGTTCGCCTTCACCAGCCACGGCTTTAGGTGCTCGAACAGATACCTGTCGAAGGCGATCTTCTGAACGTCGCACCGATCGAACAGGCCGCGCAACGAATCGGCCACAAACTCGTACTGGATCGCGCGTCCAGGCGAGGTGTTCAAGTACTTCTGCTTGTGCCACAAGTCGTATGGCACCCGGTCCTTGCGCGACTTCTCGGCCAACCCTTCGGCCGGCAGCCAGAACTCGGAGTGCACACCGCCGTCTTCCGTCACCAGCACCAGCGCCGTCAGGTCGTTGACGCTGGAGAGATCCAGGCCACCCCAGACCTTCTTGCGCTCGATCGGACCGCACTCGGCACCGTTGGCCTGCCACACGGACTGGCTCACGAACGGCGCGAGTGCCTCAACTCTTTGGTTCAGGATCAGGTTCCTGAACTCAGGCTCGTTCGCCGGCATTTCGAGCGCGGCCTTGGCATGCTTCGCTACATCGGCAACAGAACGGAATTTCCCGAGTGCCGGATTGGCCGCGGCCCAGGCTTTCTCGTCGTCCAGCGCGCATTCCTGCGGCGCCGAGTAGACGTGGCAGACGACACGCGGATCAGGAGCTGCAACCTGTGCGTCAATCCAGACGCTGAACATGTCCGCATCGGTAGGCGCCTGAGTTGAGATCGCGATCAGCAGAGGGTTCGTGTACGCACCCTGCGCGGTGACCAGCGCCGTCACGAATTTGTCCGTCGGCCCGATGACCTGACCAACCTCGTCAAGAATAGCCAGAATAGGAGAAAGACCATGAGCGGTTTTCCCTTCTGCGGCCAGAGCTCGGTAGAGCACGTTCCTGCGAAGGCCGATCAGTCGCTTTCCGCTTGGCTGAATCCGGACGACGGAGGACAACTTCGGACTCATGTCCACCATCTTGCGAGCCAGTTCGAAGATGACCGCCGCTTGATCCTTCGACTGCGCGCCTGAAACGATCTGGGAGTTCTGAACGGCCTCCGGTCCGCAGATGTGGCACAGCAGAAGCGCAGCGATCAGCGCCGTCTTGCCGTTCTTCCTGCCGATCGACAGGTACGCGCTGTGCGTCCCGACCGGGTTGTCGTAGATGTCGAGGATGAACTTGCGCTGGAACGGCTCTAGCTTGATCGGACGGCCGATCTTGTCGCCTTCCGGCGCGAGGCAATACGTCTCGATGAAGCTGACAACCCGCTCGCCGCGGGTGCGTTTCTTCTTCACGCGAGGAGTTCGTCTTCCTCGAGCGAGGCGCGCACCGTCTCGGCCTGCTTGGCCACCTTGCGCCGCTCGACCACGTGGCGAGCCTCGCCGGCCGCAGCACCACCCATGCGCAACGTGCGCATCAGCGCCATCTCTCGCCTGGCCAGCTGCTCGAGCACCATCACGCGCGGGTTGCAGACCGGCGTGCCACGGTCGTTCTTCAGTACCGTGCCCTCGGTCTCAAGTATCAGCGACTCGGCCTCGATGTCGCACTGAGTCCTGGCCAACTGGCCTCCGACCACCAGGTCAGCCTCGGTCCACTCGTCACGGGTGCGCGCACGAATGATCCCGTCCCAGAACGGACGGTCGCAGAGACGCAGGCGCACGTGCTCGGGACACTCCAGCGGACCCTTGGCAGCGTTGACGGCTGCGCGTACCGCTGCCTCCGCGGTGTCGGCTCGCTTGCTTCTCATGGTAAACCCTCACGTTTACAGGAAAGGAAGAC